GACTCCGTATTCTTCTTTTAGATTTTCGGCAAACTCGGAGTAATCAATTACTGTTGTCCACACCTCGTCTTCAGGTTTAAAGTTTTTCTGTAGGTCTTCTATAAGTGCTTTGATTGTTGTCATTAGGGGTTAAGCCTCCTTTGATAGTCGTTGTTCTTCTTTAGAGATTAAATAGATAGCAAGACGAATGCCGTCTGCTTTGCCGTCTGTGTAATGAAAGTTAGAATCTGCTCCGTCTTCAAGAGCATGGCTTATCTCCACAGTCTTTAATTCAGAACGTAACTTCTTTTTGATGTTATCAAGCGGTAGTTGAATCTCTTTAATCATGATTTGACCCCTTTCAGTTGGTCTTCTTTTTCGAATACAAGCGCATAGGTAAGTGCATAAACTTTTTGCATAGCCTCTGCATAACCACGTTGATACTCACTTTCTTCTTTATCTTGTGAGTTTATGATTTCAAGTAATACTTCTCCCTGAATAACTTCATGGATAGGTATGTTGAGTGCGAGCAGGTTTTTTTGTTGCGGAGTTGCATTCATGCTGTTACCTCTTCTCTCTTTTTATTCATGATTGATACGTATTGTTCGTGAATCCAGTCAGCGAAAGTGTTTCCCATTTCTTCCCATTCGAGAATGTTTTGAACAACTTCTACTAACTCTTTCCAAACTTCTTTTGGAACTTCTTGATAATCCATGGTGTCTTCGAGAAACTCGCAACCCCATTCGTTATTGTCTGCATACTCTTTTGTAACCCATTCGATAATAATTTCTTCGTCAGGATTAAGTGCTTGTAAGTATTCGATTGCTTTAGATACTTTCATGATTGATACTTCCCAGCACACACAGCACCCATTCCTCTTGCAACAGATACTGCTCTTGTTAGAGCACGTCCACAATGAACACAGCAACCAAACTGCACACTAAGTTCGATTGCTTTAGATAAAGTCAAACGATGTTCAGGCTTTAACTCAAAGAGCACCGATTGTTTTGTTGTGTCGTAATCGAATCCGTCATGATTACGATTAATTGTCCATACTTGGAGTTTGCGACTATTCAAACCCATACGGATTTGATAGATAGAGTTATTAAGAAGATAAGCACCAACTTCTTTTATCTCAGGTTCTAAAGAGGGTGCGTCTTTAAGTTGTGTAATTAATCCACTTACTGAATCAATAGACAACTGCTCTAAAACAGTTACTCCTTCTTTTGCAAGTGTTGCAGAAAGTAAGGCTTTGCCTTCTTGCCTGTCCTGCACCAGTTTCCCTAGCAACCAAAGTTGCTTTGCTGTTGCATGACGAACAACGCCTGCTTTATTTGGGCACTTAAGAAGATTAGCAATTAACTCAGTTGCTCCTTGAACGTTGAGTAATGCAAAGTCAGGAGTGTCATAAGAATGTTGCTTTGTATCAAGTAACTTCTTTATAAAGTTGACTTGCTTCTCACTTGCATAACGAACCTTGTATTCGCCGTATTGATTACCACCACGAGCACCAGCCTTGCGATGTTTTGTTTTTGTAGTCATAGTTTTGCCTCCCTAGATTTTTTGTTGCGGATTGGATTATGGATAGAGCAAGTCTTTGCAGAAGGAACTCATCTCTTCTACAGGAACTTTGCATTCAGCAGGTGTAGTTGCATTGAACGCCCAAGCAATAAAGCATAAGAAGATTGCTAACACGACCAACCTTCTTATTCGGTATTTAGTTTGCATTCGCATGTGCTTCCTCCTTTGATTGAATTGATACAGGCGTTGCCATGTTCTTAAATCTAATTGCAACTTCTTTTGCTTTTGGATTGTTAGTTGCAATTAAAGATTGAAGAACAATAGTTAGTTGTTCATCATTGACTGAAAGAATGTGTAGTGTCACCAGTTTGCCTCCACTTCTTCTATCTTCTCTTCATGCTGTGTTTGAATGAGTAGTGGAACAAGGTCTGTATCAACAAACGCTTCTCCCTTAAACCATTCTGTGTGACTTCCATACTCTGCACCAAACCAAGTGCGTGCCATGTAATCACCGAATGTCCATTCGTATTTAACCTCTGTTACTTCTGCGATTGATACTTCTTTTGTATTAGCCATAGTTAGTTACTCCTTCTCATCTAGTTGTGTTGATAGTTCGTGTGCAATTTGGTCTTGGATAAGTGAATCTGCTTCTTCATCATCAACAAATGCAAGTGCCTGTTGCCATACTTTGTCAGTAACTTCTGAATCAAACTTATCTTCAAACTCTTCTTTAGAGAAGAAGAGAACGTAGATTGAATCTGTATCTTTGAAGTTGTCGTTGAGATTTATTTTTAGGTCTTTTACTGTAGTTATCATTTATTCCTCCTCAGTCGCTGTTACTTCTAGTAATTGAATTGCTGTGCCTACTGCAGACCACACGATTGCGTTGCGTAAATAAAGTTCTAAGTATCGTGTGAAGTCATCTGTTGCGATTATCTTCTTTAAGGTTTGCACCTGTCTCTCATTCCAGTTGATACGAACCGAAAGAGAGACAGGCGCAGTTAAAGAAGATTTAGATTTACTCCTTCCAGAGTTTTTCATCGTGCTCTTCTTCATCAACGAGGCGTTGAACGTCTTCAACAACTGAAGCCTTAGTTGTGTTGTAACGACTGACACCGCTTAAGTCGTTGTAGAAGAGTTCTTTAAGTGCATACCAACCCCACTCTGTGCTTGCAAACTTGTAAACAACAAACCGCAAGTCTTCTGTTACGTAAACAGAAGAAGATTGTTGTGCATTGGTTGGCAGATTTAGATTTGGGTATTTAGTTGAGTCATACTTCTTTATAACGATTGTAGACATTTATGCCACCTCTTCTTTCTTGTCGTATACGAGTTCAATTAAACGTTCCATGTCACGCAACGCAATACTTACTTTTGCGTTTTGACTGTCTGAGTAATAAGGCACTTCGATAACAACTTCATCGAATAACTTTCCACCCAGTAGTGATTTGATTGTGTTTGGCATAGTTAACTTTGCACGTTCTGCATGTTCTTTTGCCTGACGTTTCTTTTCACGAATGATTTTCTCTTGTGCTTCTTGTTCTTCACGCAAACGCTTTTCTTCTGCTTCACGTGCATTCCACACACCTTGAACAACGTCATGACGTGCAATAACACTTGCAAGTCGCGTTACGTAATAAAACGTTTCACCATTGTCATCGTTGATTGTAAATAACAAACCAACGCCTTTTGTTTCTTTCTTTGGTGCAGGAGAGAAGTCTGCTTCTTCTTTTGAAGGGCGAGAATCTTTCCAGTAATACTTATCTGTTGAGACAAGTTTTGCTTTCCATACTTGGTGTCTCTGTAGATTGTTTATGTCTGTGTTGTTGCGCTTTGTATAAGTAAAGGAGTTGAAGATTGCATACTCAACACCTGCTTCTAGTTCTGAAAGTTTCATAAGAAGTTACCTACTTTCTTTTGTTTATTGATGTGCGGATTTTTTGTTGCGGTGAAAGTTAGTGCAGGGCAGAGAGGGAAGGCTCTGCCCTGCGAGTTAGTTGGAGAGGCAACTACAACTAACTCCCTCATTGAGAAACTAAACGACGTGCGATTGCAGTTCGCACTAGTGATTGACCAAGAGACAAGATGTCTTTGGCTTCACCAATTCGTTTGATTATCTCAAAGTTATGTCTGCACCTTTCTAATCCTTCTTTTGAAACTTCTTCAGGATAGAGAAGTGCTTGGCAAGTAAGAACACCTGCTTCTTTCATTCTTCTTACAGACTCTTCTGCTTTCTCTCCGCCCCATGCACCGTCAGTAATCATGAAGAGAATACGAATTGGCTTGTCTGTATTAGCGAGAATGTTTTGTGCATTTAAGATTGCGACTTCAGGTTGTGTTGTTCCACTAGCACCTGCGTCTCTTATTGTTGTATCCGCTTTTTCATCTGCGGAATAAAGTAAGTGAGTTCCTGAATCAAACGTGTAAACAGTTGTGCTTGCTTGCACTTTGTCTAATGAACGCTTGATAGCCCACAAACTTTTGTATGCTTCTTTTGCATTGTGACCTTGCATTGAAGAAGAACGGTCAAGAAGAATAACTGCTTCGATTGCAGTTACGTCATCGCGACCACTTTGCCACTTATCAAACAAAGTGCGAACACTTGCACCTTGCATGTAACGCTTGGCATTTAATCTTCCGCTTCGTTGCTCAGTTAACCATGAAGGGTCATAGTTTGCTTTGAGTCTTTCCAACTCACGAGCAAACGCACGTTGCACCGATACTAAATCTGCAGTTGCAGAAACAGAACGGTAATCGGCACGTGAAACACTTTCAGTATTTACAGTTCCCATAAGAGGTTTACCGACAACCTGCATTGATAACTGATTTAAGTTATCCATGAGTTCTTCAGTAACTGATTGAATAATCTCTTCCATGGTATCTGTAACTTCTTTAGAGTTTGCAGTTTCACTCTTACCACCAGCACCAGCATGACGGCTTAAGTTGTCTGCTTGATAAGGAGTTTCTGAATCTGAATCATCGTCATCAGAATCTTCATCGAAAGTAACGTCACCAAAGTCAGAAGAAGAATCAGAATCTTCTTTTGAATCAGAATCTGAATCATCGTCATCTGAATCACCAGCACCGTTACCGTTTGAATCTGAATCAGAATCTGAATCATCTGCAGAATCATTTGCAGAAGAATTAGATTGTGAATCCGAATCATCAGAATCTGAATCATCAGAATCAGAATCAGCAGAAGAAGATTGTGAATCTTCTTTATCTAATTCTTTTTCTTGCTTCTCAGCATTCTTACGGTCACGCTCTTGTTCTCTCTTTGGTGCAGGTCGTGAATCAGAAGACTCATGACCATGGAATGGTCTGCTCTCATGACCGTTTGGGTCTGCAAGATTATCGCCCTGAATTAATTCTGCGAATCGTGCAATTAATTCTTTTGCACGTTCTGTATCTTCAGGGAATAACAACAAACGGTATTCGTCAATTACTTCTGCAAGTGCAACTATGTTTTCTTGTTTTCTATAGTGCTTACGTGCAAGTTGACGAATCTCAAGAGGCAAGTATCTGCGACCGCGTAACAACGGATACGCATTCTCGATTGCTTCAGGAGTATTGAGAATGAATTGTGCAACAGTTGCAGTCAACCAATTAACAGTTGAAGGGAATCTGCCAACCATAAGTGTTTCAATACGTTGGTCTTCTAACGCATTGAATGCTTTCCAGTAATTATTTTCAATTACCCATAAGCAGAGTTCAGAACCGTTACGTGGTGTGTAACGAACGTGTGCTAACTCGTGAAAGTCCAAGCCTTGGATTGATAACAAAGTCTCTGTATCAAACTCGTCATTAATCTTTGCTTCGTTGAACCATACGTCGTTAGCACCCGACCAAGCAGGTGCACCGTCAGGTTGATTAACGATGTGCACTTTGATTGGACGAAGTGCAATTACAGAATTAGCACGCTGAAACACTTGTGCTAATCGAAGTAATCTATCGCGCTTTGCGTTTTCCTTTTCTTTATCTGTTAGTTGTTGCATGACTGCCTCTCTGTAGATTTTTTGTTGCGGATTTTTTTTAAAAGAATGTTGCAAGAGTGCAGATTAATTATCTGCACCCTTGTCAACGATAGGAGTATTAACTGCAACTTCAAACTCTTCTGCGATGTTTGAAGAGTAAGCCTCCAACAACAACTTAACACTTGGTCGCTCTTCTTCATTGAAGTGATTTAAGAAGCAACGAACAGCGAAGTCATAGTTGTAGTTGTATACGTGATACTGAAAGCCTTTAAGAAGTCTGAGACTGATTGGTGTCTCATACTCTCCGCGAACAGAATCAGAACGCATTTGAGTTGCAAGTTCTAGTAACGACTTTGACTTAATGATTTTCTTTTCAATAGTCGAGTCGTATTCGTAAACTAATTGAGTTGTGAATCTATCTGCAAACGCCTCATTTAATTTACGAGTTCCGCGATAACCTGCGTTGTATGCACCGATGATAAGAAGTTCATCATGACCTTGAATAACTTCATTGTCGTTGCCACGCAAAGTTATTTGGCGCAACTTATCAAGTGCATTGTGCATGTCAGCAGAGCAACCTTCTTTAATGAATGAAAGTTCATCAAGAAGAACAACACCGCCATACTTGAATGCAAGTGATAACTCACCGTAAACAAACTTGAGTGTGCCGTCTGATTGCGGTTCTAGTTGTCCTTTGTAATCTGAAGGTTCACTTGCAAGGTTCATACCGATTGCATAAAAAGGTAAACCTTTTGAAGAAGCGAATGCTTTTGCGGAAGTTGTTTTACCAGTTCCAGCATGACCTTCTAACAATACGTTTTCTTTATTACGCAAAGCACGTTCGAAGATGTCAAACTCTTTGATACCGTCGAATGTTCGTTGAATGTAGTTTGCAACTTCAGGGTCAGAAGGTGAAGGGACATACTTGTTTTTAATTTCAAGTGGAATGTCCTCACGAACAGCAACAGTTGCAACAGGTGCAACAGGTGCAGTTCTGATTGGTGCAGAAGCGATGTTAATTGGCTTGTAGTTTGTAGTTGCAGTTTTATCTGCACGACCGTCACTACGAAACTTAACAAGCGAATTAATGTCAGTTGCTAAACAAGTATCAATGTCTGCAACAACGTCACTTAGTAATTGACCAGTAAGTGTTTTATCGCGTAGTGCGAATTGTTTTGTTAACTTCTGAATCATGTTGAATGCAGAGTTATTAGTGAATACGTCGCGAATGTCAGTTGGTGTAAGTGGTGAAGATAGAACAGAACCAACAACTAATTCGTTACCAAACTTATTAGTAGTAAACGAATCGTAGTTTGAATCAGTCCATGCGTTTGATACACCGCGACCGCCGTTAGTAACACGTGTCCATACTTTTACACCGCGTTCGATGTCTGCAACAACTAGTTGTTGTCGAAGATAACCAAGTTCTGCTGTTTGCGATGTAACTAATACTGCGTAACCAGTTGTGATTGTTGTTGTTGTTGTTGTCATTTGTTAGTTTGCCTCTCGATAGTTTTTGATTGCGATGTTTAGTTCAGTTATTGACTCTTCTAAAAGAAGATTGTTCAAACGTATTTTGCGAATTGATGTGCGTTTTGTATAACTGCGTTCGATTAGTTCGTCAGCAGTTAGGTATTTATCTTTTGTATCTTTGTATGTGTTTGCCATGACTTCCCTTTCATAGTGTGTAGTTCGATTAACTACACAAGGCGTATGACTAACAACGTGAAGTCGTTAGTCATACACCTTGCGTATTTAATTTTGAAATGTAAATAGAATAAATAAGATTGCAAGTAACCGTTTGAGTTTGTCGCACTAGGCGTAGTTACTAATTATTTATTGTGCAGATTAAGTGCACACTTAAGGTCGTTACCGTTTTGCACTTGCTGTTGTATTAGCGTGTAAGTGTGTGAAGTAATTCGGTGTGTGAATTATTTTTAGATAGTTACTAAAGAAGTTCGTTTGATTAAGTAATCACGTAACTTGATTGTGTAAATAAAAATAATTTACTTCACTCTGTCCGCCACGACTAAGACCCTCGGGCTAACGACCTGACGTAATTATTGCAGAAGGGGTAGCCCAACCGCAACTCGGGAAAAAGGGGCGTGTTTTGAGCGTAAACGCCAGCCCTTCCCATAGGTATTACTCCCCCATGGCGAATAAATTGTTAAAAAATTACGGGGCAACCAGAATGTTATTAATCGTATTAATTGTTAAAGAAGAATAGATAGATAAAGTAATTACGTAACTGCATAACTAATTAACTGTAAGTAATTGTTATTGCACGTCAACTATTAATACAGCACACACTCGGTTGCTCGGCAGGGACTTATTGCTAGTAAAACTTAAAGTTTTTCGGGGTTACTAAAGAAGGTTGTTATTACTTCTTATAGATAAGAGATAGATAGATACATGTCATAGGTAGATGATAGATAACCAATAGCACGTATCTATTGAATCAATTAATACGTAGTGAATAGTTATTGATTAGTAATGATTTAAAGTCGTTAGTAACAGCACCTGATTAAGTATCTGATAACAGCATTCTAAAGTGACTGTTTGGCTGGTGTTATTCGCACAGCCAATTAGTTATAAAACACAGTAGCCAATGCAACTATCAAACGCACTATCAACAACTAATTTAATTAAGTAATTACGCGGAGATAGAACACGTAATACAAGTGTAAGAAACAAGTTATTTAAATTAATAAAGAAGATTGAACGTGACCCCCCACCCTTAAAAAGTGGCTTGTTTTTGAACCCCCAGATGAGAACCACGGTTGAGGTCTGAGAAGGTAGGCAGTAGCCAAAGATGCTAAAGTGGTCACATGGATAGAATTTTGCGGGGTGGAAGAGTTGTCCCAGAGTTAGAGGAGCCAGTCACACTAGAGGTCAGGACTAAGTGTCCTGCTAAGTGGGTGCTTATTGACCTAGAGACAGGTGAAGCCTTTACTCCCTATGAGAACATCAACCTAGGTAGACATTGGAAACCAATTACACCTGAGTAGTTAAGGCAGTAGCCAAAGAATCAGGGGTGCTACAGTAGCAACATGGCTTCAGAAAACCTATCACCAAGACAGTTTGCTGCTGAGAAATTGGCACATTCCAAACTATCAGAAGAAGCAACTAAGGGTGTTAAGTTGTATCACGTCTCTCCAAGAGAGAACAGAGAGCATATTGAAACTAAAGGGATAAAGGCTTCTAGACCTTGGGATGATGAACCGAAAGGTGTTTACCTAGGAAGAAGTGCTCCACATACAGAGTATGGGGATGATGTTTACGAGGTTACTCCTAAGAAGGGTACACCAATACATGAAGACACAGGTGACTGGTCTAACTCAGTAATGATTCCAAGGAATGTGTCACATAAAGAGATTAAACGGGTAGGTCACATAGTCAATGGGAAAGAAGTCCATTGGCATAAGGAAGAAGACTGTAAGTAAAAAATGGGCGGGATGTAAGACCCCTCTGACTAGATGGTAGGATAGGAGGATGAAACTCCTCGGTCTTAGTATCACAAAGGTCACCAAGCCTGAACCAGAGACAGTCACTGTCAACTGTTACGGCTGTGCTCGTACCTTTACCCTTGGAGTCTCCCAAGTACGTGTATACAACTACTGTTCGATGTGTAAGTAGCCCTGCTAAGTAAAGGTAATCATTATGACAATCATGCCCATTAACATTGGAAACGAAGAACCCACATGCGGATGTGGTGGATGCACCTGCGGAGCGACCGAGGTAGAGCAACCTTCTAAAGAAGATAAGTACCAAATCATCACTGAACTTTAAGTAGCCCTGCTATTTAGACTGTCGGGCGAACCGAGGTATGACACCCTTATCTCATGGAAGAATGCAAAGACCCATCCTGCTCCTCTGCAGGACGTAGCCACGAGCACATTAGACTAGATGAAGAGTCTATTGCTCATATCAAGGCTATTAGTAATGCAGCCAAGTTACACGCTGCAGGTGCTGAGATTGAACGCACTCGTACAGTAAACACACATAGTTACAATGATTTACTTGACCACATGAAATCTCACAACGGTCATGGCATTGACTACGCTGAGTGGCGTTCAGGTCATGAGGGCTATGATGACCATATCCCTGGCGTGCGTCCTAAAGACCCTAATGGTGGAGATGGAGACTTAGACAAAATGTCTCATCGCGATTTAATTGCAGCCCACCACCACGACCATAACAAGTATGCAGCAGACTATCCTCATACTAATCTAGACGGGGAGCACTTCCATCACTAAATGTATTAAATGCGACCACGAGTTATATGATTCAACCTGTTGCTTTGAAGATAATTGTAAGTGTGTATGTGAGAGGACTGAACCGTAATGGGTGATATGTCAATCAATTTAAACCCGCAGCAATTTAAATTAGGCGATGGTGCACCCGACCATATTGAGCCAGGCGCGGCGGTGCTTCCTAAATTTGAAAAGAGAGACCGTGCTCTTAAGGACCACATCTTTCATAGTCACATTCAAACAAAGACTTTTGCAGACGGGTCTGGTTCAGGTAAAATGTTCTCAGTACCAGAGGGCGTAACTGATGCTATTGCTTGGCATGAGTCTATGCATGCTAAGGGCGAGTTTGAGCACCGAAGGGCACATACTCACGAATAACTGATAGGGTTTACTTATGATAACCCGAATCAAAGAAGTGGTAACACTTACCTTTTGCAAGCACAAAACAACAACTAGAGCATCTTGTCCTTATACAATGAAGACATACGACATCTGTACTAAATGTAACTCTAAGAAGGTGGTCCATGAAATTTCGCAAAATTAAGTCTCCCGCAACAAAAACTATTGAGTTTCGTTTAAAGAAGGAACTAGACGCACGAGTCTATTTAACTCCGCAACCTGCTTATAACTTTGTACCTGAGTGGTTTAAAGATATGCCTAGGTATCAACACGGGGATAAAGAACTTCATCTTCAGCCATCAAACCTAACTGCTAAACATTGCGTTCCCTTAATGGATGCGTTTACAAGTGGCTATATGTTAGTAACTGCCTGTGACTTAGAGGTAAAGGCAGTTGAAAAAGTAATCCCTGCAGAAATGCTTAACGACCCAAATATCACTATTAATGCTCCAGCACCTATCATTCAACAGTCATACCCAAGTATGCCGATTATTCAACATCGAGAGTATGAGTTAGCAAAAGATATTCCTGCACCTGAAGGGTATTACCCAGGTGTGTGGACATGGAGCACACCAAATCAGATAATCACTCCTCCAGGTTATAGCGTTTGGTTTATGCACCCTGCAAATAGGTATGACTTACCGTTTATTACTAGTAGCGGAATTATCGATTGTGACAAAAATGGTGGCTATGGTGGGTATATTCCATTCTTCTTACGTAAGGGATTCGAAGGCATTATTCCTAAAGGAACCCCAATTATTCAGATTTTTCCTTTCAAAAGAGAAAATTGGGAAAAATACGACTCACCTGAGATAGAGAACTTAATGGGGCCAGTACAACAGACAACTGTTGGAGTTGGTTTCTACCGAAATAACTCTTGGACAAAGAAGTCTTACAAGTGAAGACTGACTCTATCCTTATTGTAGGTGGTGGCACATCTGGTTGGATGACAGCCACCACTTTAATAAGAGCCTACCCAAATAAAAAAATCACGGTTATTGAGTCTAAAGACGTTCCCACTATCGGTGTAGGAGAATCTACAGTCGGTGGTATTAGAAAATGGGCACAGTATGTTGGTTTACGTGATGAAACATTTTTTGCTAAAACTGATGCAACAATCAAGATGAGCATTAAGTTTAATGACTTTTACAAAAAAGACTCTGGTGGCTTTCATTATCCTTTTGGTTTTCCACTACGCGATAGGGAACGCAATCCTTTTGCAGACTGGCATTTAAAGAAGTATTTCTACCCTAAAACACCCGTAGAGGATTTAGTCCGTTGCTTTTTTCCAGCATCTGCTTTGTTTGAGACTGGGAAGTATTCTGAAAACTTAAACAACGAGTTTGATAACTTTAACCCTAACGATGACATTGCGTACCATTTTGATGCTGCAAAGTTTGGTATTTATTTGCGTGATGAATACTGCGTTCCTAAAGGAGTTAAACACATTGTAGGAACTGTGGTTTCAACTATTCAAGATAAAGAAGGAATCACTGGTTTGGTAACAGACTCAGGAGAAACTCTTGTTGCTGACCTTTACATTGATTGCACTGGCTTTAAAAGCCTCTTACTTGGCGGTGCTTTTAAAGAACCGTTTGATTCTTATTCTGATTTACTTCCAAATAACCGTGCTTGGGCAGCACAACTACCTCATAAGAATCCTGATGCAGAGGTTCAAGGTTTTACTAATTGCACTGCAATTGAGAACGGGTGGTGTTGGAACACTCCTTTATTCTCTAGAATCGGTGCTGGCTATGTTTACTCAGATAAATTCGTTGACCCAGAGACTGCTAAGGAAGAGTTTAAGAAGTACTTAATGTCTGACAAAATGGTTGTTCCACGAACTCGTGAAGAGGTGGACGCTATAAAGTACAACGACGTTCCTTTTAAAGTTGGCATGTATGAACGCACTTTTGTAAAGAATGTTGTTGCTATTGGATTATCTGCTGCCTTTATTGAGCCTTTAGAAAGTAATGCTTTGTACAGTGTTCACGAGTTTTTGTTTTTGTTAGTAGACATTCTTTCTCGAGGAGAAATCTCTCAATGGGATAGAGATATGTACAACACAAGCACTAGAAAAACTTTTGATGGGTTTGCTAAGTTTGTTGCTTTACATTATGCATTATCTCACCGTGATGACACGCCATATTGGAAAGCCCTTATGGATAAAAACTACGTTAACAAACAGGGAAACTCTCATTTCCCATCTGTAGACAAAGCGGATTATTTTTGGGATATGAACTGGCGGTATATGGATGCTTGGTATCACCCACTATCCCAAGGTGGAAACACATACATTGCAACAGGGTTAAACTTAAATATGATTACGGAGTATCGTTTCTTAAATATTCAAAAAGAACAGAAACGAGACATGAAAAAAGAGATTGACGAACATATTGTTCTTTGGGAAGAAAGAAAGAACAAATGGGCTAAGAATGCTTTAGAGGCCCCTACACTTCGTCAGTATTTACAAGACAAGTTCTATACAAAGGAGCAAGATGTTTAAAAAACCTTCAAAAACAAGAATTGTTGAGTTTCGTCGTAGACCAAGACTACCTCAAGAGATTTTTCCTTTTCCAACTCCTTCCATCCGAGTCATCCCTTCTTGGTACAAAGACATGCCTTTGTATACACGTGGTGGAACAAAACCTCAACTAGAACCTGGAAATTCAAGCCCTAAAGCATGTATGCCTTTGTTAGATGCATTAACTGCTGGTTATATGTTTGTTACTCCTCATGACATAGAAGTGCGAATTTATGATAATCCTAATGAACCTAAAATTGAATATGGTTACAAGGGACCCTCTATTATCAAAACTAGAGGAGTAGATTTAGCAGGAATGATGCCAAGTCCAAATGGATTTACACCAGGGATATTTATTTGGCATACTGCTTTTGAAGCAATTACTCCTCCTGGATACAGCATGTTGTACACACACCCTTTAAACCAAGATAATCTTCCTTTTAGAACTTCTTCAGGAATTATGGATACAGATGTTTATGGACATTCTGGTTCTATCCCATTTTCTCTAAAAATTGGTTTTGAAGGAATCATTCCTAAAGGAACTCCGTTTTTACAGATGATTCCGATAAAAAGAGAATCTTGGAAAGCGGTTAACTCTCCGATTGAAGAAGATGAGGGAGTAACAGCAATTCCACGTACAACCATACGAGGGTATTATCGTGATGTGTGGTGGAAGAAAAAAGATTACAAGTGAGACACGAGTTTAAACTAGGTCGTTGGTGGTTTTCTTGGGGGTGGAAAACCAACGGACTTGCTATTGGTTTTTCAATAGACAAGTACGGTTTTTCCTTAGATTTACCTCTTATTTGGTTTGGTGTTGAGTTTTAGAGGAAATGTTTTGCTATAGCAACTGTAGCAAGAATGCTCCAAGCAACATTAAAGTAAATAATTGTTGGTAGTGTCTTGATAGTTGATGTAAAAATCAATGCTAAAGAAGAAACTAATGCGAAGATATAGAGCCACCACCATTGTTTCCCAAATAACAATCCTGGAACAATGATGCATAGTTTTGTTGAAAAAGCCCAAAACTCAATAGTGTTAACCTTGGTCCAATAAGACTTGGTAAATAGTTGTTTTGTAACAACGGGGATTTCTTGAAGTTTCATAGGTTGTCTATACTCCTTGGGTTATCTACAGGGCAGGGAACTGTCACCAGTGCTCCACATTCGTAGCACTCACCTTCAGTTCCCCACATAGCAATATCGTAGTCCTCAAAAACAGCCATGACTTTAAACGTACGAGATTGACACACGGGACACTCATGTGTAGGAATTCCCCGAAAATCAATACCTGCCATATCAGCCATTTGCTCAGTCTAGTGCTAGGATTTTGTTTATCCCCGTTAACTAAGGAGAAGTTATGAAAAAAACGTATTACTTTAAAGTAGCAAAAAATCTTGATAAAGGCGGAGCATGGCTTGCTTCTTACTCAATCAAAGAACCAGAAGTTCCAAATGATGGAGCAGTAAAAGGTTGTGCAGCCTTCTCAAGTGCAGCACCAGCCAAACGCTGGTCAGCAGGAGTAGTTGGGCGAAATCGCCTAACTTGGGTAGTTTCAGAGGATAAAAAGAGCATGACAGCCTCTTTAGAGGTAAAGGCTTAAGCCAAGCCACCCTTTAATTGTCAGGGGGTCAGGGTAGAATAGTCCTTGACCCCCTACCCAGATATTAAGGATACTTCCTGTGACAACAATAATTGGTTTGCAGCAAAAAGATAAATGCGTTATCTATGCAGATGCTCAAACCACAGATGGTCAGGGTCGAATGTTTACTCACCCACAGATGTCAAAGATTTCTCGACGGGGTGACTTTTTAATTGCTGGAGCAGGAGAAGCCTTTCCTTGCGATGTAGCACAACATATTTGGAATCCACCTTCTCCCACAGAAAAAGACATTAAAGACCTCTATCACTTTATGATTGCAAAGGTAGTTCCGTCTTTGAGAACGTGTTTAATAGACAATGGCTACAAGTTTGATGAGGAGGGAGACGGTGAGTATCGTTTCCAATTTTTAATTGCTGTTGGCGGAACTTTATTTGCTATTGAAGACGACTTATCTGTAGGAATTCGTAGCGATGGTCTTTACGGAGTAGGCAATGGTGCAAAATATGCAATTGGGGCACTTTCAGCAGGTGCTGCTCCTTTAAAGGCTATGAAGATTGCAGAAACCCAAGATGCCTGGACTTCTGGACCTTTTCAGAAGAAAGAGCAGTACAAATACATTTAAAGCCCTTACAATTCTTGTATGGCAAAAAAAGTATCTACCAGAGAAGCATCTGGACCTATATCTCGTCGTGAGGCTTTTGTAAGCCACGGCGCATTATCTGCTCGTGGTCACTCAGGACCTGGCGACCATTTATTATTTGGTAGAGCACAGGCAGGAACTGCTGCTGGTAATGCGTTTAAAGATGTACACGACGCTGATTATGTAGTTATGTCATATAACACACCAATTGGTGTGCATAGCCATTCTCAAGGATGGGTAATACCAACTACAAAATATTCACGAACCACTTCAAAGCACCAGTCACAACTAAGAAAAGGTGCAGCAGAATCTGGTAGCCCTGTTAGATACGTATAGTTAGGAACTACAGTGAAAAGTTTAAAAGTATTGACGGCACTTCTTTTAACAACAGTATTGTCTTTGTCTTTAACCAGTTGTGGCTATAGTGGTTTCTTTAGATACCCTTGTCAAGACCCAAAAAACTGGGAACTAGCAGAATGCAAACCACCTATTTGCTCTGCAACACAGACATGTCCTGTAGACTTAGTAAAGACACCTCAACCAGAAGGAACACCAAATGAGTAAAGAACGACTAACACCACAAGAACTAGACGCACGTTTAAAGTTTATCCTTGGAATTACTTTAGGTTCCATTTTATTTTTTACAGCAATAGGAATTCTTTACGGACTTCTCTTTGTTACTCAACCAATTGGAGCACAGTCAGAAAACGACAAAATGTTCTTTAACGTATTGGGTAGCGTAGCAACATTTATTACTGGAACTCTTGCTGGTCTTTTGATTGGTCAATCTGGTGCTAAAGATATTATGTCAGCACAGTTGGCAAACAAAGAGATGGATGCCAAAAATACACAAGCAGATAAAAAACTAGAAGCAGAAATTGATGCTACAGCAGCACGTCTTGCAGCAAAGCCAGACGGACAGATGCCAGCAGAACAGCCAGTTGACACAGATTGGGATAAAGACTAATGGCAGACCAAGGTACAGCAGCACGTTTAATTGAAGTTGCTACAGCAGAACTAGGAACTATCGAAGGTCCTAAAGATAACGAAACAAAGTACGGCGCATTCACAAAAGCAAACTTCCAACCATGGTGCGGAAGTTTCGTAATGTGGTGTGCGTCAGAGGCTGGCGTAAAAGTTCCTAACACTGTTTACACTCCAGGTGGTGCACAAGCCTTTAAGAAGGCTGGTTCATGGATTGATGGAGATGTAGCAGACCCAGAACCAGGAGATATTGCCTATTTTGATTTCCCATCAGATGGTGTCGATAGAATTTCTCACGTTGGAATTGTTATCAAAGATAACGAAGATGGAACTGTTTGGTGTATCGAAGGAAACACTAGCCCAGATAAAAAGGGAAGCCAAAGAAATGGCGGACAGGTTTCCAAAAAACTTCGTGCATTTAAGAAGAACAAGGCTGGAGAACAAATCTCAATTGTTGGATTTGGTCGCCCTAAGTTCAAGGCAGCAGGAGCAGCAGCACAATCACCCAAGTGCCCTACTTGCGGTAAGTAAAATGACACTACCAAGCAAAAAGAAAAAAACCTACGGTCCTTACAAAGGGTCAAAGGCAAACGGTGGAAGAAGCATTGTTGTGCATTATGACCCAAAGTCTCAGAGCACTACTTCTCAAAATGCTGCCCGCCACAAAAAAGAAAAATCTCTTGGTAGAAAACTTTCTAAAAACGAACACGTTGACCATACAGATAACAACCACAAGAATGAATCTGCCTCTAACCTTAAGGTAATGTCTGCTAAGAAAAATATCGGAAAAGGCAACCAAAACAGAAAGAAGAAGTGATGAACGCAAATGACCGTTGTGACCGTTGTTCTGCTGCTGCCAAGGTTCGTTTTGTTATGTTAAACGGTGAGTTGTTGTTTTGCGGACACCATGCAAAAGAGTTTGGTCCAGCCTTAAAGAAGGTTGCTTTAACTATTGAAGACCCAGACTCATTACTACACCCTGCCATGGCTTCTGTATGAGTAACCTCAGTAGTTCACAATTTGCTCAAGCCGTTGCTGAAGAAGAGCGTATTAGAAAAAAAGGGCTAATGAACTCTGGAACAGGGTTTGTTGGTAATGGTTTTTACTGGGGAATGTATCCCACTTACACAGGTTCAACAAGTGGTTACGGTGGTTATTTAACTACTGCTCAAAACCCTCCTGTATCAGACTCAGGAAACGGTGCTTCTTCAACAGGAGATGCTGCTGGGTCTTTAGGTGCTGGTGACGTTGGTGGAAGCGGTGGGTTTTAAATAGGCCCTTGGCTTTTCCCCGAAAGACGTATGTTCACGCCGAAAAACCAAGGACCTAACTTCTTTTAGCGGAAGCCCTAAAAGATTACCATACTTCTTTTGCAAAAGAGTTTGACTATCGGGACTTAGCCAGGTTATTCTGCTGCTATGACTATGAACCCGAAATTAGTTATTCCTTTGTTAGTTCTACCCCTTTTAACTGGGTGTTCAATGAACGCCCCTATGGACATAACAGTCCCAGTCGATGTACACGACAACACTTTTAATAATGGTCCTGGAACAAGCCTTCCAAATGGAAACAATGGTCAGACCACTATTGACAATCCTATAGACGATATAGACCCAAATGCAGAACAAGATATTCCAGATGCATGGAGTGAAGACAGTGTAGATACTCCAGAACCAGTTCCGTTACCGACACCCCAGGGTTAAAAAAATAACTTGTAGGTTTAACTCACCTACAAGTTATTTTTTTGCTTTAATAAAACCCTAAATACATAATATGTAACTTAATTCCTAGAACTACCTCGAAATCACGTACATTAGTTGAGGGAGTTTTTTTAATTGCTGAAAAAAGCATTTGCAGTAGTTTTTACTACCGTAGTATTTGTTTTTATCTACAGTATTTTAGGTGTAGAAACTGCTAGAGCAGAAGAAACCACTACTGTACAAGTTAGTCCAAGTCCTTCTGACTCCACATCAACTTCGAGTTCACCCTCTCCAAGTCCGACTCCAGAGCCAACACCCGAGCCGACTTCCACTTCAACTCCGACTCCAACTGAACCAACTGCTCAGTCTGGTAGCACCGATTCTGCATCCACGACACAAACCACCCAGCAGCAAAACTCAACAGCAAACCCAATGCCCACCACTCCTGTTGCTCCATCTATAACCTCCGTTGAAACTAAAATTGAGGCAGCAACAGTAACAACTGCTGCAGCACAGGAAAGTCTAACCGCTACAACAACCTCTTTAGCACAACCTGTTGCAACTGATACTAGTGTCGTGGCTGCCGTGGCTACAGCACAAACAGCCATAACAGAAGCCCAAACAGCCATAAATGCAGCAACTGAGGCAAAAGAAGTAGCAGTTACAGCAACAGCCACAGTAGAGTCTCAAACCGCAGTTGTGGCTACAGCCACTACAGCCGTTGAGTCAGCAACAGCAGTTGTTGCTACAGCAACTACAAACTTAAGTAACGCTCAGGCTGATTTAAGTACCGCTCAAACAACCGCAACAACAGCCCAGGCTGCTGCCGATGCTTCAGCCGTTACAACTACAACTAATGGAATTCAGGTAACAACATACGCATCCCCTGGTGGACAGCAGCCACCGCTTCCAGCAGAAAATGCAACACCACTTTCAACTACAACAGTCCCTTATATTGCCCACCAGTTTGGAAGCGGACAGGTGTTTAACTCTGGCAGAGTAGACAATGTAATTGTGAAATTTGAAGGAAAGATTACCGTTCCAGAAGAAGCAGTAAGCGTAAAATATGCAATCCATTCAGATGATGGCGCAAAGATGTATGTTGACGGACAACTTGCAATCAATGAATGGATTGATAAGGGCGGAGGGTGGAGCCAGTATTCTCCAACATATAACACAACTACAGATAAACAACAGGATTTTGTTATTTGGTATTATGAAAATGGTGGAGCCTCATCAGTCATACTTGGCTGGTTAATCACAAGAGCAAACGGAACTGGGTACTTTACTACTCCAGTCAATGAGGCATTTGCAACTACAACAGTAACAAAAGACCCGACATTAGTTGCTGCTGCCACTACCGCAGTTGCTGCTATACCTGTAGCACAAGCAGTTGTTACAGATAAGACAGAAGTGAAGCAAGTAGCAGAGACAGCACTTGCAACTGCTCAGACCACATTAACAACAGAAACTCAAACATTAAGCACCCTCCAAACAACTCAAGAAGTAGCAGTTGCTACTGCTAATACATTAGCGGATGTCGCAGTTGCTAAAGCAGAGGTCGCTACTTCCACAGTCGCTTCCGCCACTGCCGTAATTGCTTCAGTTCAGCAGTCCCAAGTCGTTCCGCCCACTCCCGTTCCCACTCCTGAACCAACACCAGAGCCACAACCACTCCCAACACCACAGCCAGAGCCAGCCCCAACACCAATCCCAACACCAATCCCAGAACCATTACCTACTCCTTCACCTGAACCAGAGCCAGAACCAACTCCAGAACCAGAACCGCAACCAGAGCCACCAGTAGAGCCTGCACCAGAGCCAGAACCAGAGCCGTCCCCAGAGCCAGAACCAACACCACAGCCAGAACCAGAACCAGCCCCAGAACCGCAACCAGAGCCAGAACCAACTCCTGAACCTTCTCCAGAACCTGAACCATCCCCAGAGCCTACACCAGAACCTGAACCAACACCTGAAGAACCTCCTGCACCTGCTCCAGAACCTGAAGCACCTGCAACTGTTGAAGAGGCTGTTACTGAAGCACTTGCTGATGGAAAGTTAACGGAGGCTGAAAAAGAAATTGTTGCTGAAGCATTGATTGCTTCTGTTGCACCAGGTGAAGCGTTAAGTTCGGAAGCAATTAAAGAAGCAGGGTTAACTTACGAAGATTTACCACCAACAACTCCAGTTGACGTAAGAACTGACGAAAATGGAAATGCTGTCATAATTACTGCAGAAGTTGCTGCTGCACTTACTGTGCTAGAAAATCCCGCAGAACTAATCGGTGCAATATTTGAAGACCCAGGTCAAGTTCTACTTGCGTTGGGAAGTATTGGTGCTGACATGTCACCAGAAGAACGAGAAGAAGCGACAGAAATGGTTGTTGCTACAGTCGTTGCTGCTGGTGCAGCCATGAATGCAATCGGTGCTGCTGGTGGAACCACAGGTGGTTCTACGGGCGGAGGAAGTTCTGGTGGCGGAGGTCCATCGGGAGATAGTAAAGGCGTTAGGAGAAGACCAAAGCCGTGAAATTAATTAAAGACTTTATTGACCAATTATGGACACTTTTAGGCATGTTTATTGCTTGGGTAGTATTAGATGGCTCCGCAAAGACTATAGTTGGATACGCAATTGTTGGAACAATTGTTGCTTGGGCTATTACTTACCCAATAAGAAATCGAGAAGAAGACTAAACTATAAATAGTGTCTAACTGACACATTTAGGAGATATAGATGAATAAAGCAGCACTTGAATCATACTTACGCAATTTACTTGGTCAAGTTATTGCAGCAGTTATGATTGTTATGCAAACTAGCAATCTTGCAACACCTTTAGAGTTTGGACAATCTGAATGGTTACTTGTAGCAAATGCTCTTTGGGGTTCAGTAATCCCAACAGCCCTTCGTTGGGTAAATAAGAAAGACCCAGCATTTGGACGTATTGCAGAAGTTGCAGCAAAAGAAGTTTCCAAGAAACTTGCTAAAGCACCAGTAAAGTCAGTCAAAAAGAAGTAACTACAAAAAGGACCCTAGAAATGTCAAAGTTAGAAACTGTTTCAATTATTGTTGGAATCGTGTTAGGAGGCGGGGCAATTCTAGGGTTCTTTATAAATAAACTTAATAAGTTATTTGCTACGTGGGGAAAATTTATTAGAGACTGGGAAGGAGAGGATGCTTCTGATGGTAGGGATGCCGTTCCAGGTGTTATGGCTCGGTTAAACAAACTAGATGGAGAACTCTCCCATAATGGAGGCAAGTCTATAAAAGACATGGTTTTTCGTATGGAGGTTAGGCAGGACCGCTTAGAGCGTAAAATGGAGGAAGCAGAGATTGCTCGCCAACAGAATCAAGTCATTTTACTTGAAGCAATAAAGACGCTTAACCCACAAACCCAAGAAAAGTAGGGAAAAATACTCGTATGAGTCTAAATCAAATTCAGTTTGGTGCTCCTCCAGGAGGACCAGGAGCAGATATTGTTCAACGTATTGGCGGTGCTGTAAATAAAGCACTAGGTAGCCAACAAAACTCTCGAAACGCTGCACAAACAATGGTTGCACAACACGTTCTATCTAGTGTTCGTGCAGAAAGACAACACGGATACGATTTAGAAAAAATGGATGTAAAGCATTCACAAACACGTGAACTTCAAGAAGCAGGTAATGCTGCAAAAGCAGCGTCAGAAAAAGCAGGTCGTCGTCACGAAACACGTATGGCAAAGTTAACTCAAGGCCACGAGATTGCAAAAATGGGAGCAGCCTTTGCTGGCATTAGCCAATTAGGTGAAGGCGGTAAAGTTTCTGAATTTAAAATTGGTGACATGAGTGGAAAGTTCCACGCACCTCGTGAAACACCAGCACCAGTTGCTATGCCAACTGTTCCAGATACAACTCCAGAACCTGTTACTTCTACACCAAGTGGTCCTAACCTTGTTGGTCGTGACCCAAAGACAGGTCGTGCTGTAAGTCTAAAAAAGTCTAGTGCAGCACCTGCATCTAGAAAAACTTCTCGAAAGAAGTAATAATGGCAAAAACAGGAGCATGGCAACGTAAAGAAGGAAAAAATCCTAAAGGCGGTCTGAATGAAAAAGGACGTAAAGCCTATGAGCGTGAAAATCCTGGCTCTGATTTAAAGCCACCAGTTTCAAGAGAAAGAGCAGCACGCTCTCCTAAAGATGCATCACGTCGTAAGTCGTTTTGTGCACGTATGGGTGGCATGCCAGGACCAATGGAGAAAAACGGAAAACCAACGCGTAAGGCATTAGCATTACGCAAGTGGGATTGTTAATTTATTAAGGAGCACAAAATGGTTGATAAAAAGACTTTAGATGTAATTTGCGTTAATTGTGATAAACCAGGTTTTTACCTCTATAAGGTAAACAACGCTGTTCAACACTGGTATTGCCGTCAATGCTTACCAACCTTCTTATACCCTCAACGAGATGCAGGTAACCTAGTTACCTCAGACGCTCTTGACGCTGCTCAAAAAGAAGTCCTTGACATTTTAAAACCAGAAATTCCTGAAATTAAAGATGAAGAGGCTTCTGTAAAGAAAACAGCCTCCGCCACAAAAAAGAAAATAACAGTTGAGCCTGATGAAGAATGAAACTTATAAGAAAATTTGCAGTACAGGGACACCCCGTTCCTGCAAGTTCAAGTAGGCCTCTAGGACCCTTTCCCCCTGAAGTTTTAAGTCAACCCCAGGTCGAATACGGTAACGAACATTCGGACTCCTTACATGAAGCACTCGATACCGTTCGTCTTTTCAGATGTCGCGACTGTGACGAGGTTCTTTACAGAGACCAACTTGATAACCACACATGTGAGGAAGAATAAAAATGGCTGTAAATAATTCAGGTAAATTGCTTGATTCAAAGAATGAAATCGCTATCGATTTTGTATGGGGTAACATGCCTATGCAACCAGATGACGACCGCACTACACGTCTTGACCGTTCTCTTGGTGACCACATTATTGAGTCAACCGCTTGGAATGGATACCCACAGTACACTCCAAACACAGATGGAGCATACGTAGCAGGAGTTGCGTACGCAGTTGTTCCAAACCTTGTTGGACTAACAGAAGCATTAGCAACTGATGCTCTATTGGATGCAGGTCTTGTTAAGGGAACTGTAACTACATCATCAGTTGGTTACGTTGCTGACCCTTCAAATGCTGGTTTAGTTAAGAGCCAGTCTGTTGCAGCAGATGCAGCATCAGTAGCATTTGGTTCATCAGTTAACTTAGTACTCTTTGTTGCACCCTAATTAAGGAGTAATAATGGCTCGGGTTACCTCCACAGGTGGTAGTGACGATAGACAAAGAAACGCTGTGCGTGCTCGCACATCTGCTACTGAACTATCTGCGCTTTTAGACCCGACCCGCGAACTCTATGGAGTTGGCGAAAAAGAAGTAAAAGGCATGACAAGGATGCTGGGGGTGACTCCACAAACGGGTCGAATTAATCCGTTTCAGTCACTCCCAGTATCTCCAGGCTCTGACTTTTATGATGCAATTGAGATTTTTGAAGGTGATGAACAAGAAGAAGCGGGTGAGTTTTATTCACCTACTTCATACGCAAATTATGCAGATGAGCCTTTAGATAATTATGATGCTCCTGCACCGCTAACAATCCTCCCTACATCAACTACTAATTACCAACGTCCTAGAACAGTTGCTGCAGGATATGACCCAAAACGTGAAACATTGACTGTTGTTTTTAGAGATGGTTTGTTTTACAACTACTACGACGTTAAGCCCTCTACATGGAGTGCTTTTAAAGCCACTATTTCTAAAGGACGTTTTATCAGGCAATACCTAGATAGCCATGCTCGTGGTGACGCTGCTATGGGAAGTCTACCTACTTACGCTAGAGAAACCCTGTATCGAATTGTTCGTACTAATCAGATATACTTTGAAGGTAAACAAAGTCTTGTGCGAAGTGGTCCATCTACTTACGGAGTTACAAAACAACCTAAAACTAAAGCAAACAAACCTAAAACTACTGCCTTAAAGTCTAGTCGAGGTAATAAAAAGAAACGGTAGAAAATGCCCAAGGCGCACAACATCGGAACAGAACGCTTCATTCAAATTATTAAACAACCATTAACATGGGGCAATAAGTTTGTAGTCCATGGTTGGACCCAAGAAATTGAAGAGCCATACCGTTTTGCAACCCCAATTATGGTTAGACTACCCTTAAGCCGTATCCTTGTTTTAGGAAAATGGCAAGGAACAAAATCTGAAGAGGAAGCACTAAATAGTGCGGTTTCTAGAAGGGACGTAACTTACGATGATTTTAAAGAAGAAAAGGGATGGATACCAGCCCCAGACGAAGATACAGAAGCGTATCTCTAAGTTACCCACTCCAGAGTTAATTGGTTGGGTTGAGGCTTCTTTGTTTGCTATTGGAAGAGATACTTTTGCTTGGCAGAAGTCTAACGACACAGTGTTATTAGATGAGTTAGAGATGGGTGCAGAAGCACTTTTGGAAATAATGCGGGAATTAAAGAGAAGGTCTTAACTTAGTGATAGAATTAAACGTCTCCCTCTCTCAGACGCGGGGTTGCCCACTTCGGTGGGCTTCTCTGTTTAGGAACTAAATGGCTATTGATTTTAATGATGATAAGTTTGAGGAAATTAATCCCGAACTTTACGCAAGTGATGATGATGAAGAGGCTCCCCTACCGCCTGAAGAAAATGACCTTGATGAACTCTCTATTCAGTTTGTTGAAAAATTAATAAATAAAATTTTAGAGTTCCAAGAAGTTCTTGTTGGTTACCCTTTACACCCCTATCAAATGCCTTTGGCACGTCGTGTAATTGAGTCTGTTTTAATTAATGACGGAGAAGAAATTACAGCACTTGCTGCACGTCAGTCAGGAAAATCAGAAACAGTTGCAAACACTGTTGCAACTTTGATGATTCTTCTACCGCGTCTTGCAAAGTTATACCCAGATTTATTGGGTAAATTTAAAGACGGTCTTTGGGTTGGATTGTTTGCACCAACAGAAGGACAGGCAGAAACACTGTTTGGACGTACTGTTACTCGGCTTACTTCTGAAAGAGCATTAGAAATTTTGGGTGACCCTGAAATTGATGATTCTGCTGCCCGTATTGGTGGAGTAACCAGAATGATAAAACTAAAGAAATCTGGTTCAACAATTACGATGATGACAGCAAACCCACGTGCAAAGATTGAGTCTAAGTCGTTTCATCTTATTGTTATTGATGAGTGTCAAGAAGCGGATGACTTTGTTGTTTCTAAGTCAATTTCCCCGATGCTTGCTTACTATGCAGGAACCATGGTGAAGACTGGAACTCCTACAACGAGCAAAAATAACTTCTATCGTGCTATCCAGTTAAATAAGCGTAGACAAACTACACGTGGGGCAAAACAAAACCATTTCCAATGGGATTGGAAAGACGTTGCAAAGTTTAACGATAATTACTTAAAGTTTATAAAAAAAGAGACTTTGCGTATCGGAGAAGATTCTGATGAGTTTCAGATGTCCTATAACTGTAAATGGCTTCTTGAAAGAGGTATGTTCGTAACTTCAGGAATTATGGATGAACTTGGAGATACTTCTCAAGAGTTAGTAAAGGTTTGGCATAAGACTCCTGTTGTTGTAGGAATTGACCCTGCTCGTAAAATGGACTCAACTGTGGTGACTGTTGTTTGGGTTGATTGGGATAGACCTGACGAGTTTGGTTATTTTGAACACAGAGTTTTAAATTGGTTAGAACTTCAAGGAGATGACTGGGAAGAGCAATACTTTCAAATTGTTAACTTTTTAAGCAACTACGACGTTTTGGCTGTAGGAGTTGATGCTAATGGTGTTGGAGATGCTGTAGCACAACGTCTTCGCCTTCTTTTACCAAGAGCAGAAGTAGCGTCTATAACTTCTAGTGCCACAGAACAATCACAACGATGGAAACACCTTCAAGCCTTGATTCAAAGAAAAATGTTGGGATTTCCAGCCCATGCAAAAACACGAAGGTTACGTACTTGGAAACGGTTCTATCAACAAATGGTAGACGCTGAAGTCCAGTACAAAGGACCTAACTTTCTTGTTGCAGCCCCTGATGAGTCGTATGCCCATGACGATTACGTAGATAGCCTCGCAATTGCCTGCTCCCTAACTAAGGATTTAGTCATGCCAGAGGTAGTTCTGACAAGTAGCCCATTTTTTAATAAAAATTAAAAAGGAGTTAACCATTACTTATGGGGAAAAATCAGAGAAAATCGTCTGTGGAATAGGCCATTCCGATTTACTAACCTTATAAGGAGTCATAATGACACTAGCACCAAACCCACAGTTCCCTGAAAAGGGCACTAATGTTTATGAGATGAAGGCAGCAGGAAACGCAACACGTCGTGGTCCGCTTCGCTTTGAAGAAGGTATTGCAACTGATACTGATGTTCCAAACGATTTTGAACTAGGAATGCAACAGGGCTTTGCTGCTGCTGCAGGTCGTCCAAATCGTAACGCTCCAGTTCACACAAAGACTGCTGCAGAAACTATGCAGGCACGTGCCCACGTTGGTTCTGCTGCATGGACAGAAGCACCAACATTCCTTGCTGAGTTCTCACACGGTTCCTTTACAGACTACGCAGAACAGAAGACTGAGGTTGTTGCACGTTCAGGTGGACGTACACAGCGCACTTCTCCAACCGTAGTAAACGACTAAAAGAGTTTTTTGTCTTTGACCCCCTAGGATTGTCCTAGGGGGAACAAAGTTGTAAAGGAAATAATTGTGGCTGAAAAACCTGCTAATCCAAAACTTTGGGAAATGGTAATTGCTCAAGCAAAAGCCAAGTACTCAACCTACCCAAATCCTGCAGCAAGTCATTGGGTTCGAGAGAGATACGTCCAAAGTGGTGGTAGATTTACAGACTCAAATAGTCCTATTGAGCAAAGAAAAAAACTTAATGAAAAGCAGTTTGCAAAATTACAGAAAGAACGCGGAAAGAAAAAAGACGTAAAAGACGTAAAACATAAAAAGGATAAGGGCGGAAAAAAGAGTGACACAAAGTAGGGTCATACGATGAGTTTTGTTGACTTTTCTCCTCCATCATATAGAGCAGCCTCCTCTGATTTAACTATTTCAATTTCTCCACTTGGTTTAGTGGAACTTGCAGATGAAGAGTTTGAAGTACACGGTCCGCGTTTAAACCGTTACTCACTTAACTGGGCAATGTACCTAGGACATCACTGGGGTTATCGTCGTGAACAAGGCGAAATGCAGATTGCTGTAAATTACTATAGAGCATTTACAGATTATCTTTCTAGATTTACCTTCGGTAAAGGAATTCATTTCCGTAGTCCTAAAGCAACTGAAGCAATTGTTCCAGACCGTCTGCAAAGAGTTTGGGAAGTAGACAACGATAAAACTCGCGTCCTTTTAGAAATGGCACAGCAAGGCGGAATTTCTGGAGATTGTTTTGTCAAAGTAGCGTATGAAGAACCTTGGACCGATGCAATTGGTCGTGTACATCCTGGCAAGGTACGAATTCTTCCGCTTAACTCTTCTTTTTCATTCCCAGAGTTTCACCCACATGACCGTAATCGTCTTCTAAGATTTAAACAAAAGTATCGTTTTTGGGGAACTTCTTTAGAGGGTACTAGACAAGTCTTTACTTATACTGAGATTCTTACAGATGACCTAATTGAAGAATACATTAATGACGAATTAATTGACTCTCGTCCAAACCCTCTAGGAACAATCCCAGTAGTACATATTGCAAATATTCCAGTTGCTGGTTCTCCGTGGGGACTACCTGACTGCCATGACATTATTAGTATAAATCGTGCCTACAATGAAATTTCAACAGATGTTGCAGACATTATTAACTACCATGCTGCTCCTGTAACAGTAATTGTTGGTGCAAAGGCTTCTAACCTTGAAAAAGGTCCTAAGAAAGTTTGGGGAGGTCTTCCAAAAGATTCTCAAGTATTTAACCTTGAAGGTGGTGGGTCAGGAATTGAAGGCGCACTTAAGTACCTAGAGTTATTAAAGCGTTCTATGCATGAGTTAATGAACGTTCCAGAAACCGCTCTCGGACAAGTTCAGCCAATTTCAAATACTTCTGGTGTTGCTCTGTCTATTCAGTATCAACCATTGATGAACCGTTGGACTCAAAAAACATCGCAGTACGGCGTGGGCATTGAGAAAATTAACGAACTAATTCTTTTAAACTTAGCGGTTAAAGAACCAGAAACAATGGTTTACAACCCAGAAGAAGATGGTCCAATTAAAGAAGGTCAGATGGTTAAACTGGACCCAAATGATTCTATTACCTATCAAAACTATGTTCAGTTCCCACAACCTCTTCCACTAGATAAGTTAATTATCCTTAATGAGGTACAGACCAAACTTGGTATGGGGCTTGAGTCTAAAGAAGGTGCTCTTCGTACTTTGGGAGAAGAGTTCCCAGAAGAGAAGTTGCAAGAAATTAGGGCTGAACTTAAAGCAGAAGCACTTTCAGACGGTTCTCTAACCCTACTTAAAGTTCAAATTCAAAAAGAAATTCAAGATATGACTGGCATGATGCCAGGGCCTGGGGGAGAGGGAGCAGTTCCACTGCAACCTACTCAATTAGCCGATGGTGAAATCATGGGGGACAACATGTCTGGTGTGCCTTCCCCAGAGGCTGCTGCTGACCCTGCTCAACAGGAACTAGCCATGACAGAGGCTGGTATGGAAATGGATATTCGGAACAAACTGCTAACCGAAGCCTATGGAACCAAAATTCCACAGAGACGAGCAGTAAATAGAGACCAATAAATTTCAGATGAAAAATCTGATTTAGCCTGACAAACACTACGAAATGTTGTGCAATTATCAGGTAAGAACGTGGGACACGCAGGTAAAACTGCATTCGGACAATAACCAAGGAAACGGATACTGAACTACTATGGAAAACACTGAAGTACAAGAAGTACAGATTGAGTCAGCAATGCAAGAGACTGCTACTCCTATCGTGGAAAGTAAGGCTTCTAAGGAAGCAACTGACTTTGGCTTTTCAGCCGAAGACTTATCTCGTGCTCGTGCACAAGAAAAAGAAAAGTTGTATCCGCAAATGGAAAAACTCAAAGAAGAACTTGCTGCCCTGAAGAAGGAGCGCGATGAGAAAGCCGAGCAGGAAGAACTTGCTCGTCAAAGGCAGGCTGAACTTGAGGAAAAGAAACTTGAAGAAGACATGGATGTTCGTCAACTTCTAGAAAAAAAGGAAAAGGAATTTCAGTCTCAGTTAGAGGCAGAGCGTATCGAAAGAGAACGTGCTTTTGCTCTACTTGAACAAGAAAAACATTTTCAAGAAATAATGCAGTACCGTCAACAAAGAATTGAGCAGGAACGTGAAAACGTTATTCCAGAACTCATTGATTTGATTGAAGGTAACAACCGTGATGAAATCGAGCAGAGCATCGCGTCATTGAAAGAAAAATCTGCTCGTATTCTCGACTCTGCACAGCAGGCTTTACAGTCTACTCGCAGGGAAATGGCAGGGACACGCATTACGTCTCCTGCATCAGGACCTCTCGATAATGATTCGGAACAACGTTCGTATTCTCCCGAAAGTATTCGGGAAATGTCATTGGCGGATTACGCGAAGCAACGAGCCAAACTACTTGGCGAAGCAGCAGGTAATCGTGGTAAGGGACTGTTCGGGTAAGCCCAAACAAACTAAATTATCCATCTAACAGGAAAGGACTGATACCAAAATGGCATCAGCGATTACAGGCACTAGTGAACTAGCAGGTGCTCCTACCGCATATAGCGGTTCGAACTCCAGCCTTTCAACAGCAATTCAGACCATCTGGTCTAAAGAAATTCTATTCCAAGCAATGCCAATTCTGCGTTTCGAGCAGTTTGCAGTTAAGAAGACTGAACTAGGTGTAGCACCTGGTCTTCGTGTGAACTTCCTTCGTTACAAGAACTTTGCTGTAGACCCAGCACCACTTACAGAAGGTGTACGTCTAACAACAAACGCTCTTACAGCAGAACAAATTGCAATCACAGTTGCAGAACACGGCTACGCAGTAGCAGTTTCTGAACTACTACTTAACGCATCATTCGATGACGTTATGGCATCATCTTCACGCCTTCTAGGTCGCCACATGGCACAGTACCTAGATGTACAGGCACGTAACACACTAGGTGCTGCTACTTCTGCAGTATTCGGTTACGACCGTACAGGCGTATCAGCAGGGTCACAGTCATTCTACGATGAAGGCTCAAAGGCAACATCTATCGCAACAATTACAGCAAACCACAAGTTGACTACTGGTGCTGTAAAGGATGCTGCACTTACCCTTGCTTCAAAGAACATTCCTCGCCTCGGTGAGACATACGTAATGTTCATCAATCCAAAGCAGTCACGTGATATTCGTTCGAACCCAGAGTTCATCGAAGTTACCAAGTACGCTGCCCCAGGAAACTTCATGCTCGGTGAAATCGGTCGTCTATACGACGTAGTATTCATCGAAACAACTCAGGTTAAGTCATACGCATCAGGAGCAGTTATTAACGAGACTGCAAATGTTGGTGCACCTGCTGACCAGACTGAAGTTCCAGTAAAGGCAAACACCAACCCAGGTTCAGGTGGAAACCCAACAGGTTCAACTTCACCAAACCCTGCTGGTGGTTCTGGCGGAACTGCAGCAACAACTGTCTACGAATCAATCATGATTGGTGACAACGCATTTGGTCACGCAATTTCCCTTCCAGTTGAACTTCGCGATGGTGGCGTTCTTGACTTCGGTCGTGAGCACGCCCTTGCTTGGTATGCAATTTGGGGTCTTGGCGTTATCACAGACCAAGCAATTTGCAAGGTCTTCACTGCTTAATTAAATAAGCATTGGTCGGAAGAGTCCCATACTCCTTCTTTGGGACTCTTCCGCCACAAAAATTAACACAACCAATTTAGGAGAATAAACATCGTGGCAAACAAAGCAACTAGTCCTTTGGACGCAACAGGGCGTGCACAGGAAAAAGCAACAAGAGATAATGCAGAAGCACTTCGTAAGCGTAAGGAAGAAATTTCTGTCGCAAACAAGATTGAGGCTGAACTTCTGGAGACTGCGGTCTTTGACCCAAAGAGTCCAGAAAAACCAATTGTTCTAGACGAAATCGTAGAAGTTGGCGTAACACTTGCAAATGACAAAGTTGTTATCCGTACCATCACAGACATCGAAGAGATGACTTGGGGTGTAGGAAACACTTACAACTTTAAAGCAGGCGTTAAATACTCAGTTCCTTCAGAACTGGCTAACTATCTTGAAGGTCTAGGTTATATTTGGCGACCAAACTAAACACTGTTTAGTCGTCGTCAATACTCTGGTTACTCCTCTAGTTTCTGCCCTCCTCCTAGAGGAGTAACCTTTTTAATGCTGATTAAATTTGCTTAATAAGGAATCATTAGCATCTAAAGTTAAGCACGGAGGATACGTGGCAACAACGTCTAACTTAGCCGACATGGTTAGGTCCGAAATAGGAGATTCCTCTAAATCTTTTGTTATGCAGTTTATTGCAGATGGAACAACAAACAGATTTGGTCTTCATTACTCTCCTGTAGATGCAGCGAGCCTTTACGTAAGATTTGATGACTTTAATGTCTCTAATGACGTATCTGTAGAAGAAGCAACGGGCGTTCTCGTTACTGATGTAATACCACCAGACGGAACTGAAATTACAGTTGCAGGAAACTACTTCAGATACTTTACTCCAGCAGAAATAAATCGTTTTGTAGAAAATGCTCTTTTACAGCATTCAAATAATAGAACAGACTCTTTGGGAAGAGTACAAACAATCGAAACTCTCCCAGCAGTAGAGGTATACCCTGTTGCTCTTTTAGCAAGCACACTAGCACTTTATACTCTAGCAACAGATGCTTCTTTTGATATTAACGTATTTGCTCCAGACGGTGTGACCATTCCACGTTCTGAGCGTTACCGTCAGTTAATGGACATGATTCAAGCAAGAAAAGACCAGTACCGTGAATTGTGCATTTTATTAGGCATCGGTCTTTACAGAATTGAAGTATTTACATTCCGCAGAATTTCTAAAACAACAAATCATTACGTTCCAGTATATCGACCACAGGAGGTGGATGATTATTCCTACCCAGAAAGAATCGAACTTGCACGACCTACCTACGGCGACCAGCCCTCAGAGCGACCTTATGACTCTGTGGAACTTACTGCCTATCAAGATGTGGCGTTTACGTACTCTATTCCGTACGTCGGAAACCTCACAGAAAAAGGCGTAGTAGCAAATATTCGTTGGAAAGCAGGGGTTTTACAAAGTCACATGCCGTTTACTGTGACAGTAACTACCTCTCCAACCGATAATACAAGCCATACAATTACTATCAGTTTGACCAAAGAACAGACCAGGAGACTTGCACAGCGTATGTACTGGGACATCGAATTTGTTTATAACGATGGACAAAGAACCACGTATAAGGCTGGCAAACTATTTACAGTGCGTGAGGTGACAACGTAATGCCTATTGACCCAAATAGCCCTCTCTATCCAGAGATTGACCCTGCACTTTTACCTGGAGTTCCTACAACTAGAGGACCTCGTGGTTATCAAGGACCAACAGGTCCTACTGGTCCACAAGGACCAGCAGGTTCTGCTTCTGCAACTGGTGCAACAGGACCAACTGGTTTAACTGGTTCGACTGGTGCAACAGGACCAACAGGTCCTACTGGTGCAGTTGGACCACAAGGTTTAACTGGATTTACTGGACCACAAGGACCAACAGGTCCTACTGGTGCTGACTCTCTTGTAACAGGTCCTACTGGTGCAGCAGGAGCAACTGGTGCTACTGGTGCTACTGGAGCAACGGGTGCTACTGGTTTGCAAGGAGCAACTGGACCTAGTGGTCCGCAAGGTATTCAAGGACCGCAAGGTATTCAAGGTCCTACTGGACCTACTGGTGCATCTGGTGTTGCTGGTAACATTGGTCCAACTGGTCCAACTGGTGCACAAGGTATTCAAGGTCCTACAGGTGCTACTGGTGCAACAGGTGCTGCATCTACTGTTACTGGTCCAACAGGACCTACTGGTGCACAAGGTGCAGTTGGTGCAACTGGTCCTACTGGTGCACAAGGTGTAACTGGTCCTACAGGTGCTGCATCTACAGTAACTGGTCCTACTGGTGCACAAGGTGTAACTGGTCCTACTGGTCCAACTGGTCCACAAGGAACTGCCGTAACAATTAAGGGTGAGTATGCAGACCAAGCAACATTAGTTGCTGCTCGTCCTACAGGAAATTTTGGCGACGCATATTTAGTTGCAAATGGTGATTTGTATGTTTGGACTCCAAACTCAACCCCGCCAAACTTTGGTACATGGACCAACGTTGGAAATATTCAAGGACCAACTGGTCCATACGGTGCTACAGGAGCAACTGGTCCAACTGGTGCTGCATCTAACGTAACAGGTCCAACTGGTTCAACTGGACCTACTGGTGCTACAGGACCTACTGGAGCAGCCTCTAACGTAACAGGTCCAACTGGTGCGATTGGTGCGACAGGACCTACAGGAGCAACAGGACCTACTGGTGCAGCCTCACAAGTAACAGGTCCGACAGGACCTACAGGAGCAACAGGACCTACTGGTGCAGCCTCACAAGTAACAGGTCCTACTGGTGCTACTGGTGCAACTGGTCCTACAGGAGCCACAGGTCAAGATGGTACATCTATTAACCTTAAGGGAACTGTTGCAGCAGTTGAAAACCTTCCTTCTACAGGAAATACAAATGGTGATGCTTACCTTGTAACTGCAACAGGAAATATTTGGATTTGGTCAGGAAGTGCTTGGACAGATGGTGGTCCATTCCGTGGACCAACTGGTCCAACAGGAGCGACAGGTCCTACAGGAGCAACAGGTGCTGCAAGCACTGTAACTGGTCCAACTGGAGCAACAGGCCCTACAGGAGCAACAGGACCTACTGGTGCACAAGGTCCTACTGGTGCACGTAACGGAACAACTTTTAAGATTTCAAATAATGGTGCGGGAACACAATTCTTAGTTGAAGGTATCCCAGGAGATACCCCAACACTGGATGTTGTTCGTGGAGAAACTTACTACTTTGATTTAAGTTCTGTGCCTATTACAGACTCTTTTACAATTCGATTTAACCTAACTGATACTGCAAACCCAATTCCTGGAATGGTTGGAAACAACATTTCTACAGGAGCATACGCTGGCAGTACTCCAAATATAATTACTTACACAGTTCCTCTTGATGCTCCAGCAAATTTAATTTATCGAAGCGTTCAAGATGCAACTCAAGTTGGTGTAATTGCAATCTACGATAAGCGAGGACCAACTGGACCTACAGGTCCACAGGGTGTAACTGGACCTACTGGTGCAGCATCAACAGTTCCTGGCCCTACTGGTCCAACTGGACCTACAGGTCCAACAGGTCCTGTTGGTCAGTTTACTGCTTCAGCATCAGCACCTGCAGTTGAGAATTCAGAGCCAGGTGATGCTTGGTTTAACACTCAAACTGCAAAAACTTACGTATTCTTTAACAATGCTTGGACAGAGGTTGCTTCTGGAAATATTGGTCCAACAGGTCCACAAGGACAGGCTGGTTCTTTAGCACTCTCGACAATGTGGTGGCTTGGAGCATGATGTTTATACAGTTAAATTCAAATTTACTTAGTAAAGTATGCACGATGATTAAAGAGAAGGATGGTCGTAACTAATGCCTGGTTTTCTTGGTGGTAGTAGTGGTGGAAGTACTAGTTCTTCTGGCGTAGGCGGAGAAATTACTTTCCCATCGGCGTTTATTGACCCAGTAACTAAACTCCGTATTTCACAGCCTGAAACACTGATTGATACTGACTTTGAATACGGTTTGCAGCCTACTAAGTGGGAAACTGTTGAACTTATTAATAACACACCATCGTTCTTTTCAAAGAGCGGTGACACAACAATTCCAAATATTTCATCAATCTTGTCTACTGAGCAATCTCGAGAAATTAAAGTTATTACTTCTCTTGCTCACGGACTTGCTGTTGGTATTCCAATTAACGTTGCTGGAACTAAGTCTCTTACAGCAAACGGTTCTTTCATTATCAACTCAGTTCCAACTCCAACTTCTTTTACATACCTATGTAAGCAAAATCAGGCACAAACTGCTTCTATTGAAGACTTGTATACATCTGTTATTACAGGTGAGTTTTTCCAAGGTTCACAAATTAGAATTTCTGACTCTGAAGGTATTAAGACAGATGCGGGAACTATTTCAACACTTACAGTTAAAACAGATAGCCCACACGGTTTTGGTTTAAATACCCCATTTTATTTCCTAAACCTAAACTCTTCTATCTCTCAAGAGTTTGACTCTTCAAATACAACTGGTAAGTCCTTTGATGCTTCTAACTCATCTACTGCACAAACATTTGATGGTTCAAATACCCTCAATTATCTACCTGTTGATTTTGATAATAAAGCAAGTACAGGAAATATTACAAGTAGCATTCTTTCTGTTGACACATCTGCAGACACAATCACAGTGTCACACCAAACTGGTGAAACATTTGTAAACGCTGTTGTTGGAACCCCTCTTTACTACAACGTAGTTGCTGGTTCAGGATTCTTCTTTAACAACCCTCGTGGAATTGTTTTCGTAAAGTCAACAGGAACTTTGAGTGCTTCTACCGCTACATTCTCTGTAAGCGAAGTTCCAAACGGAACTACTATCGACATCGTAGGTTCAATGACAGGAACCTTCCAACTAGCAAACCTTGCAAAAACATTTGCTGGAAATAATCAAGGATTAGAAGCACCTGTAACAGTCCAACTTGGAACAGCAAAAACATTTGATGGTGCAAATACTGCTGGTGGTTCTGGAACGATTTCATCCTTTAGCGGTTCTTTGGTAAGTATGTTGTCTGATTCAGGAATCTCAGACCTTGATTGGTACAACGGCACTATGGTGCAGTACACCACAACAGGAAATGCTGCTACAGGTTTGACAGCAAATGCAACTTACTTTATTGACACATTCTTCTTTAACAATACTCCTGGACAATACTTCTTTACGCTAAAGAACCTTCCAGGAGCAGCAGGAAGCCCAATTACCTCTATGTCAGGAGGAACTGGAACTCAAAAATTTAGGCAAATTGGAGTTTCCGCAGACCTTGATATTGTTCACGTAAGAAACAACGGCTTTACTGATAAGCAGATGGTTAAGTACACTTACCCAGCAAACGGACGTTTTACTACCCCTGGTTCTGAAGCAAAAGACTTCTACTTTGTTACTAATAAGTATGATGACCACAACTTCAAGTTAAACCATTTACTGGCTTCTATTTTGCCTCTTACTGCAGCAATTAATGGTGAAGCGGTAACTAATAACATTGTCGCTGGTTCTCAACAGACATTAACTGCTCAAGGCTTTACAGGAGCGGTTTCATACTCTATTTCTCCAGCGTTGCCTTCAGGTTTATCAATGAGCACATCTACAGGTTTAATTAGCGGAACACCTACAGGTGCTTATGCTGCTGCTCATACAATTACTGGAACTGATGCTTCTGGAGGTCAAGCATTCCAGACAGTTAACATTAACTTTACTGCTCCACCTCCACAAGGACAGTCAGCCTTTACATCACCTGGAACATACACATTTACAGTCCCTGCTCGTGTATCAACAATTTCAGCAATGGCTGTTGGTGGTGGCGGTGGCGGTTCTTATATTTGGTCATACGGTGCTGGTGGCGGTGGAGGAACCGCTTGGATTGCAGGTCTTCCTGTAACTCCAGGAGAAACCTTTACTGTTGAAGTTGGCGGTGGCGGAAGCACTTGGTCTTACGAAGGTTCTCGCCCAGGAAACAACTCAGTATTACGCCGTAACTCAAGCGGAGTTAACCACATCATTGGTTATGGTTCAGGACAAGGTGGACCTAACTCTGCTGGTGGTGCTTCTGGTGGATACACATTCACTGGTGGTTCATCTGGTGGTGGCGGTCGTGGTGGATACACTAACTGGAACTGGCCTTATGCTGGTGGCGGTGCTGGTGGTTACCAAGGTCATGGTGGCGATTACAACGGTGGTCAAGGCTATGGTGGCGGTGGCGGTGCTGGTGCTATGCACTCCTCATATTGGGGAACACCTGCTGGTGGCGGTGTAGGTATTAACGGTCAGTTTAATGACGGTCAGGCTTCTTACTATGGTCATGGTGGTTTCGGTGGCTCTGGTGGAACACAAGGTGGTTTCGGTGAGCCTTACCACTACTACGGTCGTGGAGATATTAACGGCGGTATTTATGGTGGCGGTGCTGGCGGTTCTGGCTCTGCTTACTACGGTGGCGGAAACGGTGGCGGAGGAGCGGTTCGAATTATCTGGGGTCCAAACCGTGCTTATCCAAATACAAACACTACAGACCAGACAACAACCACTTAAGGGAGTGAGTAGATAATGCCAATTAATATTACTGCGTCGGGTTTAACAGGAACACACTCCTTCACACCCACAAATATAAATACTGCTGACTACTACCTCTATTACCCAACAGACACAAGTGGTCAACCAACTATCCCTGCAGCGTTAAGAGATGGTTCTGCCTTTATTTATAATACTGGTCTAGGAACAATCAACGGACTTACAGATGGAAACCTTTACTACATTAAGCGTGTTGGAACTGCTCAAGTTTTCTTTAGTAATACAGCAGGTGGTACTGACGTAACATTAACAACCCCAAGTGCTGGTACTGCATTTTTTAACGCTCCTTACGTTTACCAAA